GGTTCTTTTCAATCCATAAATTGGAGATTTATCTCCGGTCTTTCCTGACATCGGATTGTTGGTTCCACTTGTTGCACAAGACTTAGAACAGAAACGAGAAAAGCCTCCTTTCTTATAAGGAAGCTTTATTTCGCAGTGACAATGAGGCCAAACATTATCGTATTCATGTTTGACAACATAGTCAGGATATGACAGACCGTGAGATCGTAAGTGATATCCTAAAGCATTCTGAGCCGAACATTCATAACCACACTCTTTACACGTAATCATGATTTAAATATACATGGTATTAAGTGACTTGTAAAGGTTCGGACACAAAAAAGAAGAAAGGCCCTCTTTCGAAGGCCTTTCCTATCAAAGATGGTCGTTTCCGACTATCATATGATATTCATGTCGAGGCAAGTCACGGTGCCAAAAAAGTCGCTGCGAACCATTTTCTTACCGTAGCGAGTCATTACACCCTTGCGAGGTGTGAAATCCTCTGGTGCGAAGATGGTTGGTGTGACAATGAGTGGAACGTAAGGTGCGTAGACGTAGCCGGTCTCGAGGTAGCTGCCGCCCTTGTAGCCGACGAGGATCTTGTTACGAACGAAGTAAGGATCCTTGTAGACTGTGAAGCGGTTGCTGAGAGAGCCGATTGCCTCTGCACCGATTGTGAATGGAGAAGCGACTTGACCTTCACCGTCGATGGAGAACTTTGGCTTATAGAGGACAGAGCTCTCGAGGACTGTTGCAACGTCTGGGCCGCAGACCATGAAGTTTGCAGAGCCGCGGAGTGTCTTACGGTGGATGGTGTTTGCCACGTCGATGATTGTCTCGACGAGTGTCTCGTACCACTCACGGACTGTACCGGTGAAGGCTGGTCCGATTGAGAGGGAAGAGGCGAGTGCAACTGCGGCGCCGGTTGTCTTGTTGACGAACTTGCCTGGTGCGCGTGACCAGTAGTAGTTTGCACCGTTTGCCTGGGAGACGAGGTCTCCGAGGATCTCGCGATCGATTTCAAGAGCAATTTGCTCAGAGAGGATCGATGTGAGTTCGACCTCTGCATCCATTGAGTGGTATGCGTTGAGGTCTTGTGCGAGTTCTGGTGACCAGCGAGCACGGAGCTTGCGGGTTGTTGCAGTGATCGCGAGAGATTCGATCTTGATGTCGATCTCTGGGATTGCTGGTGATGGTGTTGCACCGAAATCAGATTCGAATGATGGAATCGTGAGGGTTGAACCTGTTCCACCTGCATCACCTGCCGTTGAAACAACGGAGTCAGACTTTGCAAATGTCACTCTACCTGAACCTGCTGTCAAAGATGTAAGACCATTTGCACCCTTGATAACCAATTGGACGTAGTTACCGTTGAGAGCATCTGGAGCGAACTTCAAGGAAGCTCCTGTTCCAGTCAATGTACCACGCTTGTTGAGGCGACGGAGGTTGAGAACACCAGAACCACCTTGGTAAGAATCGCCCCATGCTACTGTGTTTCCACCGAAGCCGCTGAACACCGCAACCTGATCAACTGCGAGGAGATCAGCACCTGTGAGTGCGGATGTTGGGACGTAGACGAAGAGTGCATCAAAATCGTTGCTTGTGAGAGCTGTTTCGACCTGAGCATCGAAGTCCATGAGACGACCGTTGGAACCGCTGAAATCTGTTCCTGTTGCAAGAATACGACCATCTGACCAGGTGTCTCCGTTTGCACCACCATAAGAACCGGAGTAAACTGACCCTGCTGCAAAGTTAACTGCAGACAATGAACCAGTCACCTTGGAGTAGCCTGTTCCAACGAGGTCGTACATACCACCGGTTGCAAGAGATCCGGATTGGACTCCGCGGCCGGTTGGGTTGTTGTAGATGGATGTTCCACGGGAGTATGTTGCTTCTGAGGTTTGTCCTGCTGCTTGGCCAACGTTTGTGCCGTAGGTATAATCAAGATAAAAGATTAGACCTGATGGGAGGCTCATTGGTTGGATGGAGACGAGCTCGTTTGCAACGAGACCGCCGAACACGCGGCGAACGATTGGGAATGCGATGTTGCTGAAACCCTGAATCTGTCCAGAGGAAGAAACGTTTCCGCCGCCCGAAGAAAGAGAAGAGCTCTCCTTAAGGACCTGTGCTGCCTGGTTTTCGAGAAGTTGTGACATCACCTCGCGGCGCTGACCGTCGAGGCCACGGAGAAGTCCTGTGCGGGACCACTTCTCCGTGAGGCGGGCACGCTCTGCGCCGACGTGGCGCTCGCGGATACCCTGCGAAAGTTGATCAATTGTAAAAGTCTTCATTTTTGTATCTCCTGTATACGTTTATCAAAAAATTGTTAAAAGTTGTGACTCACTTGATTCCAGCGAGCCTTGCCCAACGCTCGGCCTCGATTCCTTCATTGAGGGTCTTTGTTTGTGTTGAGGCCGCTCGGGTGGCCTGTGAAGAAGAACCTAGAACGCGGCCTTCAGACACAGTCCTACGAGGCTTCACCAATGCTTTGGCTAATGACTCGTAAACTAGCTTCGCTTCACGGATTGTCTCTGCAGCATCAAGTTGCTCAATTACCTGTGCCTTTTGGCGACCAGTGAGTGACTCTGTCTGTAGAATCTTGTTCGTAAAGAGTAGCTTTGCGTTGAACAGATTCGTCTCTGCCAACTTCTTGCGTAGCGTATCAGAACCTGCGCTAGCATCAGGCTTTGCAACGTTATTTGAACGTGTGCTGTTTTTTGCAGTTCCCTTAGAAAGAGACTCTGAAAGTTTATTAAAGCGAGTAACAGAACCGTTATAACGTTGTGCTGTCACTGCATATGCAGCCTTTAGTTTGCTGCTGTTTGTTGTTGCTTCCTTGCGCTCAAGGAGCGTCTTTGCACGAGATGTTGCAACCTTATATGACTCATAGAGCTTCTTCAATTCAGAAGCACGCTTACGAAGCGATTCCTGAAGTTTAAGCTCCTTGGCCATTTGAGAGCGAATAGACTCATTGGAAGGTTGACGAGATTGATGATGTGGTTGAGAACCAGATGAATGTTGTCCGTCAGATATATCATCTGCTTGGTTCATTACATCCATCTCATCAAGTTCATTATCCATGTCTAACTCAAGAAGCTCATCTTCTTCATCGACAGAACCTGGTTTTTTATCTGTATGCGCTGCGGGTGATGATGTTCCAGCGTTGGCTGGACCTACAGGATCTGTTTCGTCCATGACGGTTTCATCCATATAACTCTCAGAAAGTTCAAGCTCAAGGGCTTCGCCTTCTTCAGATGCTCCACCGAAATCATCAAACTCATCAGCGCCAGGAGCTGATCCATCAACGTCTTGAACTGATTCGTCAGATTCGCGGAGAAGCTTCATGAATGCAATCTCGCGGCGGAGCATGCTCTCGTCAATTTCAACGACAGAGTCGTCATCCATCTCAAGAAGTCCCTCTTCCTCAGATGGTTCTTCGCCTTCAGGCGCTTCTTCGCCTCCAAGATCAAGATCTTCGGTTTCTTCTTCATCAGATGGCTCTTCGCCTTCAGGCGCTTCTTCGCCCTCTTCCTCGTCTAGGACGAGGTCAACTGACGCACTTTCGAGTGCATCGCCGAGTTCAATACCTGGAAGGTCTAATTCGATTGTTACTTTTTCTTCACCCAAAAGATTTCGTTTCATTTTTGTCTCCTGAAGCTTTTCAAGTTTTTCTAAACACTTTCTAACTTTTAAATTGTGACCCAATCTGACAGTGGGATTTTCTACATGTTCTTGAATATAATTGTAAACAGCTGCAATAACATCACCTAATTGTGATATGTTCTTGCTAAAAGATTTAGATTCTTTGATGTTACCCTTGACGGCTAACTCATCAATTTCATTTTGAATTTGATCCAACTTTTCATCAATTTCGTTGAAACCGTTTGTTGAAGATTCATTGTCTACGTTAGATTCATCTAAGTCATTCTCAGAAGCAATTTCATTAAATGAAACTTCTTCAAGATCATCATCATGAGAACTAGGCTCTTTAATCAACTTGCCGGGGGGGACGACGACTTCATTTTCATCAGATTCTGAAACGCCGAAAGATTCAGAAAGAAGTTCTTTTTCAATTAATTCCCTAATCCTTGGTGCGACAGCTTCGACAACTGCACGTTTTGCATTGTCCTCTGCAACTTCCTTAACTTTCTTTAGGTCAGCTATTGCTTCTTCGTACAGTTGTTTTGACATGTTAAAATAATCTCCGTCTAAAATCAGCCAGATGAATCAGAAGAACCTAATTTTGTTTTACTATTAACGCCTAATATTTGTGATGCAATCTTTTGTGCGTAAACTGCAGGGTTCTTTGTGCCAGTATTTGGGCCGCCAGGGACATAGCTTGGTTTAATATCGCTAGACTTGAGCTCTGGGTCAGAGCTCTTATCAGTCCCATCAGTTTTTCCAGGACCAGGCGATGATAAGTCAGGTGAAAATGAATTTGCAGGATCACCAGATTTTTCCCAAGCTCCATCTGCACCAGCTAATATATCAGGAGCTCCTGAATAATCCATATTTACACCATTTCCAAAGTAAGAATCTCCAGCTTGAAGACCCTTCTTTAAAAATGAATTTCCTTGACCAACAACGATGTTACGATAATCAACTTCTTGCCCAATATAATCGCTGACAGGACCTTTCGAAAACAACTTACCCAACAAGATGTTTTTTTCACTGCTCACGGGAGCATAAATTGTATATTTTCCTTGACCTGCCATAACCTCTCCTTAGTGTTCTCAATTTTTAATTAATCAAGAGATAGAAACTTCACTTCTTAGCTGGCTTCTTCGAAGCCTTCTTGCTTTGAACTGCTTTCTTTTCAGAAGCCTTCTTTGCAACTTTTTTCTTGGCTTCATGAATTTGTGCAAGACGCTTGATCAAACGAGACTCCTCGAGACCGAGTGCCTTATAATGATTGATGTGATTTTCAAGAGAATCAGCATATTCGTCTGCATCAACTTCGTCTGCATCTTTTGCTGCATCCTCTGTGGATTCCATGTCTCCGAAGAGTTTGGACTCACGAAACTTAGAAACTTCCTCAGCAATGATCTTCTTTAAAACGGTCGTAGTTAACTTCATAGTC